TTGGAATGCTTATCAACTATGGTGAGCGTATTGGTGGATCAGTTGACATTCTGGTTGGACAAAATCCGGGACAGAATACAGCAGCTGAGACAACAAGAACAATGGCTGAGCAAGGAATGAAGATCTTTTCTGGTATCTTTAAACGTACCTACAGAAGTCTTAAGCAAGAGTTTAGAAAGATCTATAGACTTAACCAATTGTACCTCGATGATGAAGTTGACTTCCAATCCGATAAGGGTGAGTTCAATATCAGTGCCGATGATTACAATGGTCCAGTAAGTGATATCAGCCCTAGTGCCGATCCTAACATTGTTAGTGATAGCCAACTAATGGCTAAAGCACAAGCTATGCTACAGCTAGCAACAACAACGCCTGGTGTTAATATCAGAGCAGCACAGTTGATGTATGCTAAAGCGTGGAAGGTTGCTGAGCTAGAAAATCTGCTGCCAGATCCAAAAGGTCCGAATGCAATTAAACCAGCTGTACCTGAGAAGTTACAAGTTGAGCAAATGAAAGCCCAGATTAAACAAGCTGACTTACAATTGCAGATGAAATTAGGTGTACTCAAACTTATGGATACAGCTAAACTTAATGAAGCTAAGATCCACAAGTTAGAAGCAGAAGCTTTACTGGCATTAGAAACAGCTGGGGGTGTTCGTACAGGACAAGAAATTCAGTTAATCAATTCCCAGATATCTGCAATGAAAGCAAAGAACGAAGGCATCATGTCTTCAATTGAGCTTATGATGAAGTTAACGGAAGGTGAAGACACACCGTCGGAACCAACAGGAGAGTAATTTGAGCGTTGTAACAGAACCAGAATTCCTGGACTGGAAACAACATCCGATCACGGGGGCTTTCTTTAAAGCCCTCTTTAATGACCGAGAGTATTTAAAAGAAATGTTAGTAGGTGGTACCGATGACGACAGCAATGTTCGTGGTCGTATAGCAGCTGTTAGCATGATTCTTACTCTTGATTATGAGGGTCTGATGGAGTCACTAAGGGAGAGCAGATGAGTAATTATACAGGTATAACACCTTTATTAAATCGTATCTTGATTAAGCCAATGGTAGTAGTTAATCAAACAGCAAGCGGCATTATAGTATCTACAGAAGGTATGAGTGAGCGTGAGCAGTTGGGTAATACAACCGGTGAGATTATTGAAGTAGGTCCAGACGCTTTTGGAGGTATTTCTCCAGTTAAGTCTGGCGATAAAGTAATCATGGCTAAGTATGCTGGTTTAATGTATGTAGGTAGAGACGGTATAAAGTATAGGATGATCAATGATGATGACCTTACAGGACTATTAGATCCTGATATGGAACTTGTTGATCCACATTTAAGTAAAGGAATTAAATAATGAGTGATGACGTAGGTAATATTCAACAAGAGCAAGCACACGTTGAACCACAGACTCAAGCACCACAAACCCCAGACTATGCTTCTGAAGCTAGTGCGCAAGGTTGGGTTGCTAAAGACGACTATCGTGGTAATGAAGCTGATTGGGTAGATGCAGAAACCTTTGTCCGTCGTGGCAAAGAGATCATGCCTATCCTTCGGAAGAACAACGAGAAGCTGCTCAAGGAACTTAAAGAGGCTCGTAGCATTGCTGAAGAAGCAAGGTCTACTGCCAGAGAGTTCCAGAAGTTCCAAAAGGAACAGTATGAACGCAAAGCAAAAGATCTCGAAGCTCAGTTAAGTCAACTGAAGCAAGCAAAGCGTGATGCAGTCTCCAGTGGAGACGGCGATCGTGTAGTAGAGATTGATGATGCAATGGACTTGATTAAAGAGGATGTAGCACAGGCTAAAGCCGAGGCTAATCGTCCAGAACCAGTACAACAATCTGCACCACAACCAGATGAGAATCTGCAAGCGTGGTTAGATCGTAATCAATGGTTTGGTCAAGACAAGCGAATTACCGATGTCACCAATGCACTTGGTAAATCCATTACCGAGGAATTTCCTAACCTTAAAGGTAAGGCATTTCTTGACAAGTTAGATGAAGAGTTAGCACAAACCTATCCAGATAAGTTTGGTAAAAAGACTAGAGCCAATCCTATGGATGGTGCTGGTATGACAACCCAATCTGGTCGCCCTAGTAGCGCTAAACGATCATATGAGAATCTACCTACAGAAGCTAAGGCTGCTTGTGATAGATTCCTTAAGCAAGGTTTAATTAGAAATAAAGAAGACTATGTCCGTGAATACGACTGGTCAGAATAAACAAGAGAGAACGAATATGTCAACACAAAAAAAAGTAGCAGTAGGTGAGTTTGTTAATCCAAATGAATCCACTGTAAAGGAAACACCTGTAGAAGTCAAGACTACCTCAGTGTCTACTGAGAAACCGGTACGCCGCAATCGTGGGGCGTTTAACGGGACACGTGGCAAGTTGCAAGTAGGAAAGCTTATTCCAGGCTATCACTTGTACTTCTTTAATGATGAACCTGGTCGCATTTCTGCGGCCCTTGATGCTGGTTGGGAATTTGTTTCTCCCGGTGAGGTAGGATATAATGCATCGAACGTTACTGATACTAATGTCGATCTAGGAGATAGAGTAAGTGTTATGGGTAGCAAAGATGACCTTGGTAAACCAGTTCAGCAGATCCTTTTAAAGATCAAGCAGGAATGGTGGGAAGAGGATCAAGCTGAAATCCAATCACGCAATGACAAAACCGATAACTCGATTAAACGAGGTAAGGGTGGACATTCCGTAGATACTACTGGCTTTTATGATGCTGGTATTAAATTTGGTTCGTCTAATAAATACTAATCTTTAATTTTATTGAAAGACTATAAATGGCAAATACAAACGCCCCTCGTGGTCTAAGTCCAATCGGTAGCATTACCGGTGCGGCTTGGAACCAACAAGGCCAGACTTTCGCTATCGCTAACGATGCTTCTAACAGCTACGCCATTGGCGATGTTGTAAAGCTTGCTGGTGGTTCCGACACGAACGGCACTGCATACGTAACTAAAGCTGCTACTACTGATATCCCTGTTGGCGTTATCGTTGGTTTCCGTGTAGCTAATTACGGTGTATCACTCCAAGGTACAACCCTTGCTTTGAACCAAATCTACTATCCAGTAAGTTCTGGTTTACAATATGCTGTTGTAGTAACAGATCCTAACATCATCTTTGAAATTGAAACTGATGCTACTGGTGCTTCAGCTGCTAACGTAGGTTCTAATGCACCTATGTCTATTACAGCTAACCAAACCACTTTGTCACAATCTAGCCCACTATCAAGCACTGTCTTGAATAGCTCTGGTATTATTGCTCAGGGTACAACTGGTTCTTTGGCATTGCCTCTGACTATCATTGGCGTATCGCAACGTCCTGATAACGCAGTTGGTGCATATGATAACGTTCAAGTTATCTTTAATCGTCACCAATACAAGCAAGCCCAAGGCACAGCTTAATAACTAAAGGAATAAAAACATGGCAGGCGTAATTACAACCGGTACCCATCCTAAGGCCCTATGGCCTGGTATTAAAGCTTGGTGGGGACAAGTATACGAAGAGCATCCAGAAGAATTCTCTGCACTCTTTGATAAAGATTCATCACATCAAAACTACGAAGAAGATGTCCAGGTTACTGGCTTTGGACTCGTTCCACAAAAGGCTGAAGGCGCTGGGGTTACTTATGACTCTGAGATCCAAGGCTTTACAACACGTTACACACATATTGCTTACGCTCTAGGTTATATTGTAACTAAAGAAGAACTCGACGACAACTTGTACGAGCAAGTATCTAAGAAACGTTCTGGTGCATTGGCTATGTCTTTCCGTCAAACGAAAGAAAACGTAGGCGCTAACATTTACAACCGTGCATTTACAACAGGTACTAACCTGCAGTATGCTGGTGGTGATAGTGTAGCTCTTTGCTCCACAGCACATCCAAATACTTCTGGCGGTACATTTGCTAACAAGTTAACAGTTGATGCTGACCTCTCCGAAGCTTCTTTGGAAGATGCAACAATTGCTTTGATGGGCTTCCAGGACGACCGTGGCCTCTTGATCAATGTAATGCCAAAATCATTACACATTGCTCGTCAAGAGATCTACAATGCTGGACGTATCCTCAAGACTGTATCACAACCAAGTACTGCAAACAATGACTTGAACATCCTCAAGGCAAACAATGTATTCCCTGGTGGTGCTGTAGTTAACCATTACTTTACTGCTCCTCATGCTTGGTTCATCCGTACTAACGTACGTGATGGTATGAAGTATTATGAACGTGTAGGTATTCAGTTTGATATGGATAATGATTTCGATACCATGAATGCGAAAGCAAAAGGTTACGAGCGTTATTCTTTTGGCTGGACAGATCCACGTGCGATCTTTGGTTCAAACGGTCCTTAATATTATTTAAGTACTAACTAGAGAGGGACTTATAGAGTTCCTCTCTTTTCTATCCCTAAACGCTCGTCAGAGCGTGACCCATCACTTTTAGGAGATTTTAAATGGGAACACCAACACGATTTACATACGGTCTGGCTACCGTAACAAAACAAAGCCCATTAGGTAACTATCCATTACCTGATCCATTCCATACTGCAAGCACTCCTGGTTTAGATGTATTTACTTATCAAACCGATTATACCGATTTAGGTCAAACAGCTTCTTTTACTGTTACTGGTGCTAGCTCTACATTTGCACTTACCAATGGTTTAGGTGGCTTAGCAATCCTTACACCTGGAGGAACTACAACAGCGTCTTCAATGTATCGCACCTATTCTGCTTTGCAATTTGTTGCTGGTCAGAAATTATGGTACATACAACGTATTCAACCGTCAGCAGTAGCTGGTAGTGTAGCCTTTAAATTTGGTTTACAATATGGTAGTGCAACTACTGATGGTATTTGGTTTACAAAGCCAGCTTCAAGCACATCACTTAATTTAGTATCTTCTGTAGGATCTACAGCAACTACTTTGGTAACTGGTGTTCAAACTGGTTTAACAGCCGGTGGTTGGATTGATGTAGCTTTTTATTATGATGGTACTGATTTGTTAGTATATGCGTCAGATAGTTTAGTAGCTCGTATTTCTAACGTTACTATTGGTGCTTCTGGTACAACATTAACTAACGTTCTGTTAACTCCGTTTATTCAAATTACTCCAACAGCTACTGATACTTTAACAACTGATTACGTTCTTGCTGCTCAAGAAATGTCACGTTAATAGGGAGTTAACATGGCTAACGTAGTTAACACTCAGATTATCATGGATGGTAATCGTAATGCCGTTGTTAAAGTTACTGGTGTTCTTGATACCTCTAACGTAGCCGCTTCTGGAACTTTAGGTACTGCATCTTCTGGTGTAACAACTTTAAATTCTAAAACGATTACTTTTACTGCAGGCGGATTAACTCCAACTGTTGGACAAGGTGTTACAGGTACTGGCATTCCAGCTGGTGCATATGTTGCTTCTGTTACTAGTACAACTGCAGTAGTCTTGAACGTAGCTGCTACCGCAAATGGTAGTGGTCTTACTTTCTCGCTTGTTGCTGGTAGTATTATTATTATTGATCCAGTTAATTATACTCTAATACCTACAGGATTTAGAATTGATCATCTTGATTATTCTATCTCTGATCCGCTGGAAGTTCGTTTACTATGGGACGGAAGTACCCAAGTAGATATTCTTCCTATTGCTGGTCGTGGTAAGATGAGCTTCTTTAACTTTGGTGGTTTGCAGAATAATGCTCCTAGTGCTACTGGTCGTATTGCTTTGTCCACTGCTGGTTATAATACTACAATCGGAACAACACCTTTGGTGTTCTCCGTAGTACTTGAACTGGTTAAACAAGGCGTTCAGTAATGCAGGTTGCAAATAGCAACGCTAAAGAACTACACCT